CCTGAAAATCAGCCGTGCCACCTACTGGCAGCACGTACAGGCATTTCGCCAGTTGGTCAGGCGGGAATTTGCAAGCGGGATGGTAGCGCAATGAATGTCGCTACTTTCACTTACACCCTGCCAGCGGCTACCGCCTCGCGCAGCACCTCATCGATGCGCGTCTGCCAGCCCCGGCCAGTTGCGCGCAAATGCGCCAGCACGTCGGGAGACAGTCGCACCGTCACTTTGGGCTTCGGGGTCTCTACCTTCGGTCTGCCTACGGGGCGCGCACCGATACGGACAAAGGGTTTTACCCTTTCCCATTCCTCATCGGTTAACGGCATATTGTCCGGGTCGCTCATGGCAGCAGCCGTAATGGCGGCGTCTTCTTCTGGTGTCGGCCAAATCGTGCCGGGTTTAAGTGCTGGCATAGGTTTTCTCCTCACCAATGCCTGGTGCAATGGCGCATCCGCGTGTCAACCACCTAGATATGCCTTGACGACAAGCGGCGCGGCGGCGGCAATGAAAATCCCTAACATCCATTTCAGCAGCTTGATGTCGCCGCGCACCTCAATTATCGCGTTACGTACTTCGGCAACGTCCGCCTTGGTCGCGACCTGCCCAGCTTGCACAGCCGCCTGGTCAGACAATGCCTCACGCAATGCTTCGGCCTGTGCCTCTGCCTGGCTCTCTGGCACGTCTGCTGCGCGCAAGCGCTGGACGTATCGCAGAGTGTCGAAGGAGGATAGGGTAGCAGTAGACATAGTGGCAACTCCAAATATTGACCGCAGTGTATCACCCGTCCAAAACCTATGCTACAGTACCCGCGCTGCCGCAAACAACGGTGGCGCGGGTTTAGCAGCCCGTCGAATAAGGCGCATGAGAACCGCGCCGTCCCGTCTGGGTAATCGCGGTTTTTTTGTGTCACGCATGGCACGCTCCTTTATGGACGGGCGATGTGGGAGGGGGCAACCCCTGCCGGTTCCTTATTCCCGGTCTGCTAACCCGTATTCGTCCGTCCACCCCGTTTAGCAGCGGGGAACGGGTTAACCCTCGAATAAGGAACGTCACCATGACTACGCAACCCCTCACCGTTGGCAACGTCGCCATCCGCGCCCGCAATGGGCTGTATTCCCTGAACGACCTACACAAGGCCAGCGGAAACGAAGCCAATCATCAGCCCGCCTACTTCATCCGCCGCGAAGAAACCAAGGCGCTGATTTCGGAACTTTCCAAATCTGCAAATTCGCAGATTTACAGCTCAATCGAATCCCGCCGTGGCGGAAACGGCGGCACCTACGCCTGCCGGGAACTGGTTATTGCCTACGCGGCATGGATTTCCGCCGCGTTCCACCTCAAAGTCATCCGGGTATTCCTTGATACGGTAGCCCCGGCGCAGCCCGCCTTGTCCGCCCCGGCATCCACCAAAGCCCTGTCCCCGGCAGTCGCGCAGGAAATCGCAGCCCAGGCCAGCCAAAGCATTCTGGACGCGCTCGCCCGCCAGAACATGCTGGTCGATTGGGCGCAGGTCATCGATGCACTCACAGACCGGAATTCCACCATCACCCTGCACGAACTGACGGACTTGATTCACGCCTGCCTCACCCGGCTACAGCGCAACGTCAATTCCGAAGCCTACCAATGCATCGCCCGGCGCGCCGCCAACCAGGGCGTGAGCACGATGCAGGTATCTCTGAACGCCTAAGGAAATCCTTTAAAATCAGCCCATCGTGTTTTCGGTTGGGCTGTATTTTGAAATACGCAAGCGAAGTCATCAATCTGATGGGAGCCTATCCGGGACGAAGCTTTCGGATGCGCCATCTCGTGCGGCACGTAAACCGAGGCATGCATAGATCCCCCGCCGCGTATGAAAGGGTGAGCAGGGGAATACGGCGGGTCTTGGAACACCTGATCGATACCGGCCAAGTGCAGAAAGAATCTGGCATTACCAACGGAACCACGTATGCCTGGAAAGACGCAGAGACGAGTCAGGGAGTACGGTTTTGGTGAAAAAATCACAAAAAACCAGACAAAATGTCCGAATAGGCTTGATTATTCGGACAGGTTTCCGGACAATATGGGCGGGGAACTTGCGCCCTGCGAAAACGCAACCTGAAAATCGGGCTTGAGCGCACCCTGAAATACCGCCCGCCATCGTTCTGATCGGCGGTTTTTTTGTTGACTTTTGCGTTCTCCTCCCCGCAGCGTTCGCGCTGCTTTGTCGCCCGCCGCGCGTTCGCAAGAACTCGGCGGGCGTTCTTTTTTGGGGGGCGTATACACCATGAAAAACAAACTCACCCAACGTCAAGAAAATTTCTGTCTGGCCTATATCAAGATCGGCTGTGCAACAGAAGCCTACCGTCAAAGCTACAGCACCCAAGGCATGAAAGATGCGACTGTCTGGCGCCATGCCACTGCCACAATGGACAGGCCGCAAGTCGTGCAGCGCATTGCTGAATTACGCGAGAAGATCGCCATCCACGCCAGCGTCACACAGGCGCAGGTTCTGGACGAATTGGCAGCTCATGCCTTCTATGACCCTGCCCATCTTGTCCTTGTAAACAGCCCGGAAGACGTTGCGAAATTACCCGCAAAGATTCGCCAGTGCATCATCGGCTGGTCGTGGGACAGACAGGGAAATTTTGTGCTCAAGCTGGCGAACAAAACTGTCGCACTGGAACTGATCGGCAAACACCTTGGGATGTTCGTAGACCGCAAGGAAATTCGCGTGGGCGAGTTGGAGCGTCTGGACGATGCGACGCTCAATGTCCGCATCGCGCAAGCCGCCGCACAGGTTGCACAGATCGAGGGCGTGGCGGTCGATGCGCTGCTGCGCCAGATGAACACGACAAAGGATGCTGGCGTGCAGACTATGCACTGAAAACCTGAACACCAGAAGCGAAAGCCCCGTCAGCGCGAACTGGCGGGGCTTTTTATTGAACCTTGATTGCAACAAGGGTTTTTCCGAGGCAATGAAATCATACATCAGATCTCTTTTCAACGCGAGCGTGAGTATGAAAATCACCGGACAAATGAGTGAAGACGGTGCACTCAAAGTTGGCAGGATGCTGGCCGTTGCCATACAGATATTGGTAGGTTGTCTAGGACTGGCTGCTGTGCTTTGGGTCATCCGCTGGTGGTAGCGCCGTAGCCCAAAAAGCGAAAGCCCCGACTGTTTGCAGCAGTGCGGGGCTTTCTGTTTCCACCCCTATTCAAGGCATAGGAGTAAAACTTGAAAAAGTATACCAAGTTCCTGAAGGAATTACGCATGCTGGAAAAGCAAATGTCAAACCTAAGGTTCTGGGCGCTGTGGTTGGTCTTGCTGCTCTGGGTCATCCGATGGTGGTAGCCGCAGACCCGCGCCGTGAGCTGGCCGCGGCGCTGATCGAACGCGCCCGTCGCGTCAGAACACAGCGCCTGAAATACTACCGGCCATATCCCAAGCAGGAAGAATTTCACGCCGTCGGCAGCCAGTACCGGGAACGTCTGCTATCCGCAGGCAACCAAAGCGGCAAGACACTGTGCGCGTCATTCGAGACTGCCATGCACCTGACCGGCCAGTACCCGGACTGGTGGAAGGGAAAACGCTTTGATCGTCCTGTCAATGGGCTGGCAGCCAGCGTCTCTGCAGACCTCACCCGCGACGGCGTGCAGCGCCTGCTGCTGGGGCGTCCCGGCGTACCGGATGAACAGGGTACAGGCAGCATTCCGCGCGACTGTATCGTGGAAACCCGGCCACGTACCGGCGTACCCAACGCCGTCGCCCACGTTACGGTGCGTCATGCCAGCGGCAGTGATTCGACGTTAAAGCTCATGAGCTACGAGCAGGGGCGGGAAAAATTCCAGGCCGACACGCTCGATTTCGTCTGGATGGATGAAGAGCCACCCTATGAAATTTACACCGAAGCTTTGACGCGCACCAACACCACGCTGGGTCCCGTGTATCTGACCTTCACTCCATTGAAGGGAGCCAGCAACACGGTACGGCGCTTTACCCAGGAAAAACCGGACGGCACGACGGTGATCTTCATGACGCTGTTCGATGCCAAGCACTACACGAAGGAGCAGGCGCAGGCCATCATCGACTCCTACCCGGCGCACGAACGCGAAGCGCGCGCCTTTGGCAAACCCGTACTGGGGCGGGGTGCGGTATACCCGTTCGTGCAGTCTTCCCTTTCCGTACCGGCATTTTCCATTCCCGATGGCTGGCCGCGCATCTGCGGGATGGACTTGGGCTGGACACACCCGACGGCGTGCGTATGGCTCGCACACGACAGGGACACCGATATTGTGTACGTCTACGACGTGTATGCACAATCCGAGGCCGTGCCAGCCGTTCATGCCTCGGCCATCAAATCGCGCGGCGATTGGATACCCGTCACCTGGCCGCACGATGCCATGCAGGCGCAAAAGGATACTGGCCTGCCGTTGCGCGACACCTACCGTTCTGAGGGCGTGAACATGCTGCACGAACGGGCGCAGTTCGAGGACGGTTCCATCGGTGTAGAAGCGGGCATCCAGATGATCGCCAACCGCATGCAAAAGGGGCAATTCAAAGTCTTTGAACACCTGGAGCGCTGGTGGCAGGAATACCGCGAATACCATCGCAACGAATCTGGGGTAATCGTCAAGGAGCGTGATGACGTGATGGACGCCACGCGCTACGCCGTGATGAGCCTGCGTTTTGCACGCACCAACACCGCAAACATGAACTTCAAAATCAACCGCTACCGCGAAAGCGCACGAGTTTGAATCGTTATTCCCCAAAAGCGAAAGCCCCACCGACTGCGAATCGGAGGGGCTTTCTGTCATTACCCCTCTGACCACACCAGAAGGAATGCTGGAATGAATTTTAACCTGAAATCTCTGAAGGTGGACGGAAAGATGAGCAAGAAAGATGCTGGAATTGTCGCCAAAAGGCTTACTTGGGCGGCGCTTATTTTTGCAAGCTGCACAGGGCTGGCAACATTGATCTGGGCGATCCGCTGGTGGTAATCATGACGGGTGCCGCACATCATCTTGCCGCCATCAACGCTGTCACTCTGCTGGGCGACGAAGGCAGAGATACCGTCGCCCGTGCGGATGACAAAGCTCGGCACGATCCGCAAGCTCTGTCCGTTGCACGCCTGGAACGCTGGCTGTCTGAGATCAAAGATCAACCCGCATGGCGGCGAGATGCCGACAAATGCGCGGATTACTACGACAACAACCAGCTGGACGCTGACACGCTGGCAGAATTGCAAACCCGCGGCTTGGGCGAACTGATCACCAACCTGATCAAGCCCACCGTCGATACCGTGCTGGGCATGGAAGCCAAAACCAGAACGGACTGGATGGTCAGCGCGGACGATGATCAGTGGACGGACGTGGCCGATGCCTTGTCGGCCAAGATGCACGAAGCTGAACGTGAATCCGGCGCAGACCATGCGTGTTCCGAAGCTTACGCCGGTGCAATCAAGGCGGGGTTTGCCGCCGTGGAGGTATCCCGAAGCAGCAATCCCTTTGATTACCCCTACCGCGTATTGCCGATCCACCGCTCTGAAATTTTCTGGGATTGGCGCAGCCGTCAACTGGACTGGACAGACGCTCGCTACGTTGTGCGCAGAAAACGCTACGACGTAGACCACCTCGCAGCATTCTTTCCCGAGCATGCAGAATTGATACAGACCGTGGGCAATCACAACAACTGGGACGAGGTTCTGTCCTTTGAAGCGCGCATGCGTGCCGAACGCATGCACGCCTTTGATCAGGGCTTGCGCACAAGCTGGGATGATCTGGACTGGCGCGACACGCACCGCCAACAGGTCACATGCTACGAAGTCTGGTATCGCGTCTGGATCCGTGGTTTGATCCTGCGCCTACCTGGCGGGCGCGTGTTGGAGTTCAACCCGCAAAACCCGCAGCATCGCGCCGTGGTTGCCGCTGGCGCCGTGCAGCCACAGCTTGCCGTGTTCGACAAAGTGCGTTGCGCGTTTTTCTGCGGACCGATACGGTTGCTGGACAGACCCACCAACAAACGGCGCTTTCCCTACGTTCCGTTCTTTGGCTACCGCGAAGACCTGACCGGGGCTCCCTATGGGTTGATCCGTACCATGCTCAGCCCACAGGATGAGGTCAACGCCCGCGCTGCCCGCATGATGTGGCTGATGAAAAGCCGTCGCGCCTTTGTGGAAAACGGCGCGCTGGACGAGCGCTACAACACCCTGGCAGACGCAACCTACGAACTGGGACGATCCGATGCGCTGATTGTTCTGAACACCGGCAGGATGGGCAGCATTCGCATTGACGACAACATGGAATTGTCGGCGCAGCAGTTTCAGGTCATGCAGGAACGCAAAGCTGCCGTGCAAGAGGCCGCAGGCGTCTACGCGGCCATGCTGGGGCAAAACAGCAATGCTTCGTCGGGGACTGCCATCAACAGTCTGGTCGAACAAGGTTCGACTACCCTTGCCGAGATCAATGACAACTACCGCCTGGCGCGCCGCCTTGTGGGCGAAGCGCTGCTCGCGCTCATCAAGGAAGACATGACAGAGCAGGCAGAGATTGCGGTCGATACCGGAATACAAAAGCGCAAGATCGCCGTGAACATTCCGATGATTTCTGATGCCGGGCAGCCGTACAAAGAAAACGACGTACAGGTAGCGCCCGTCAAGGTGGCGCTGGCAGACGTGCCGTCTACTCCCACCTACCGCGCCCAGCAATTCGGTCAGTTTGCCGAGATCGTCAAATCCATGCCGCCCAATGTGCAGGCACTGCTGATCCCCTTCGCGCTGGAAATGTCCGACTTCGCGCGGCGCAAGGAAATTGCCGAGTTCCTGCGCCAGCAGATGGGCATCCAGACCGATCCCACCAGTGAAGAAGCGCAGGCCGCGCAGCAAGCGCAAATGGAGCAGATGCAAGCCCAGCAGCAGATGCAGGAACAGGCAGCGCAACTACAGATGGGTTTGGCACAGTCCCAGATCGAAGAGCGCCAGGCGCGGGCGCAGAAGCTCTTGGCCGAGGCGGACAAGGTGCAGGCGGAGACGGTGCAGCCTTTGCCTGCCAGGTAACACACGCAGCCCAACAGTCGAAAGCCCCGTCAGCGGCAAACTGGCGGGGCTTTCTCGTTTTTACCCCTATCTCGTACATAGGAGCAAAACTTGAAAAAGTATATCAAGTTCCTGAAGGAATTACGCATCATGGCCGCAGAACTTTCCAGCCCGAGATTTTGGGCAATATGGCTCGTGGCGCTTATCGTCGCTCTGGGCAAGACCGTGCACTGGATCCGCTGGTGGTAATCAGCCTGCCCCGCTTGCGCTGCACTTCTGCGCCTCGCCTTTTTCGGAACGCGGGGCTTTTTATTGTTTTCACAAAACCGAGGAATCCCCATGACTGCTGACACAGCACAACAGGACTTTGAAACCGTCAATCCCGAATTGCAGCGCTACCTGAACGACCCGCTGGCAATGGACGAAGCCATCGACCTTGACGCCTTGAACGAAGGTCGGTTTGAACTGACGGGTAGATC